GTTCTCCATGATCAGGTTGTTGCCGGAATCGTCGACCAGCGTTGCTCCGGATTCGTCGACCAGCGTGCCGCCAGACGCCCCGGACTCAAGAGCCTGGATGCGCGCCTGGAGCATCATGAGGTCGCCAGCGGTGACTGCGGCGTAGATCGCCGTTCCCGCCGGCCAGTTGCCGTCGGCGGTTCCTTCCTGGGCGCGCTCGATCGTCACCGCCCCACCAGCGCGAGCGGTTGCTTTCACGACCTCATGCTGCGCGCCGGCATCATCCGTCAGCGTCAACAGCACCCAGTTACCGCCAGAGAGCGGCAGCAGCGCGGCAGCAGCATCCGGCACCGTCAGGCTCAATTCGCCAGGCGAAAGGCCGGCGCTCAGCGTCGTCTTCCAGTTGTTGATCCAGGCTCTCGCCATCGCTACATCTCCAGTAAGTCGTCAGGCACGGATACCCGGTAGGTGGCCGCAAGCTCCGGCGCATGCTCGTCCCGGTAGGTCTCCGGAATGTCTTTTGCGGTTAACGAGAAGCGCCGCGGGAACAACTCGGCACCGGGATCGCGGTTGCTCCAGTTGCCGGAGAAACCATCCGCCTCATCGTCATACGCGGGACTGCCGTTGCGGCCCCCGAGCTGCGTCGAGAGCTGTCCGCCGCCCGACGGTGGGCTGACGGGATCGGACGAGCCGGCAGGAGGAACAAGGGGGTCTGCTGCGCCACCGCCGCCTCGCATCACAGCGATAGAGATCGTGGTCAGGGCGCTACCGGATCCGAGGTCGAGCCGATCGACAATGCGGCGACACTTGCCCACCGCACGCGCGCCCTGATCATCGAGGCGGAGCGTATGTACAAGATCGATCGGCAGGACCATGGACGTCGGCACATCCCAGGTCACGGTCGTGCCGCGGTGCGCAGCAATGAGCGTCGTGGCGCCCTGGGCCAACAAGCAGTTCAGCGCAGACAAACGCCGGTTGCCATCCTTCTCGTCGTCGTGGCCGGTGCTGCCGCCGGTGATCGGGTCGCTTTCCCAGCGCTCGGCCTTGTCCGACTCGATCTCGAACGAGGCACGCTGCCGACCGACAATCGGACCGGTCGCCACAACGCTCGGCTGAACCTCCATGACCAACCGATAGCGCTCTGTAACGGACTGCACCCAGCGCCGGCCAGCAATCCAATTTCCGCCGAGCAGGAGCTCGGTGAAGTTGTTGACCCATGCCGCAGGCGGATTGCAGTAGACGCCCGTGGGCGGCAGTGGATACCACGTGGCATAGAACAACGTCTGACCGCTGCTTTCGGTCGCCGAGGTGATCATCTCGACATCAGGTAACTCGGTGTCATCGCCGCGCCAGTTGCAAAACCCTGCCTCGCCGACCGCGTTCCCCGTGCCGGGGTGCTGCCAACCATACGAGGCGTTGAGCTGCCAGAGCCGGCTGAATCGGTAGTCGAACTCGATCTCGATCCTGTTCGTCTGCGAGCTCAGGTCACCGAGGCTGACCTCAACCGAGTTGTAGACGGTGGACCCGGCGCCGAACTCGAACGCCGGAGGCTGCGAGAACAGACTGGACACACGCAGTTCGCCGGTAGGCGCGCAATCCAGGGCCGAGGCCACGGTCGTCAACCGCTCTTGCGCGTAGTCCCAGCGCGATCGCCCATCAACAGGCTCGAACACATCGGATGACCACTGACCGCCGACCAGCGCATCGATCTGCGCGATCTCCATCGCTTCGATGCGCTGCTGCAACTGATCGGAGCACCGCGCAGTCAGCGTCCGCCCTACAGCGTCGAACGTCGGATCCGCGATGCGGCCGGTGAATCTCACCACGTCTGCGGTCACGCCCTCGGCAGTGGAAAGGTAGCGGATCGTGACCGCCCGCCCCACCCACGACGTTGGCGAAACCGGGTCAGTGCCGAGGTACAGCGTGAACGTAGCGGTGCCAGAGGCGCCTTCCTCGCGGTCGACTTCAACAGCCCCAACGAGGCTTGCCGTCCAATCCTCATCGTCGACGAGTAGGCGCAGGCGCCAGGCAAACGCCTGACCAGGCTTGATCTCGACAGGGCCATCTCCGCCGCCGGCCGTGCCGAATCCGTTCAGCGGGCCGGCGTTCAACGGCATGCCGTTCAGCAGCATGTCAAACCTCCTGCCAGTTCAGGGTCCATCCGTGCGCGGCGTTCATCGAGGTCGACGGCGGGTCCGCGAACACGTTGAAGCGAGGCATGAACTGGACCATGTAGAGCGTCGCTGCCGGACGCTCTGTAACGGTCACGACCAGGCCTGCGCGCACGCATGGCGTCGGCACCCAGCGCCCCTCAACCAGCGCCAGCGCCCACGGCTCCTTGTCCGTGCGCGGCGCCTTGGGCAGCGTGAACGCCGGAGAGTCCTGGGCGATGCTGATCGGCTGGATCGCTTGCATCTCCAGTGATGATCGGTAGTCGAGCGCGTCGAGCCCGACCGGTACAAGGCCCGAGCCGGTCAACGTGCCGGAGAGCTTGCCGTCCCAGTGGGTCAACTTCACGCCAGCACCGTCGCTCATCCTGACGACCGTCGCACCGAACAAGGGCTCCATCGACTGATCCGGCGCGCCGGCTTCTGGCGGGATGGGTACTCCGCCGAGCGTAATAACCGGGTAATCCATGCCGTTCTCCTACGGACGGGCGGTGCGGCCTCGCTTGAGCGCCTGCAGCCGCAGAATGTCGTTTACCGATCGCTGATCACCGAAGACCGAGACAGTCGAGCCGCCGAACGACAGATCGATCCGCCCCAGGTTGGGGAGTTGCCCTGAGCTCGGCGCCGCTGTCGCGACCTCGGCGGCGGCCGGCGACAGCCCGTCGAGACCGCGTATCCCGGCCAGGCGGCTGGCAAGCGCCGAGACGCTGTTCGGGAACACCTTCTCCGCGCCACCGAACGCAACCAGTTCCGGACCTCGCTCGCCGACCCATGCAATGCCCGGCGCCGCGCTGTTGGTGCCGGTCGCGTAGCCGGGGAAACTGACCGGTGGCGTGGTGCCGCTCACGGCGGACATTTCGCCGGTGGGCACCAGTTGAACAGGGATCAGGACAGGCGTTTCAGACAGCGCCTGCAACTGTGCCTTGATCGCCTCGATCTCCTCCGGCGGGAGGTTGAACGAGATCTCGATGCCCTGGAGCGCGGTGGCCGCATCGGAGAGCTCCGCGATCCGCGCGCGGATGCTGTCGAGCTTCGCGTCTGCCTGCGACTGCTGCAGATCGTTCGCGGCGAGTTCGATGGCCTGGAGCTCCTTAGCGAAGCCGGTGAACCCGTATGTGTTCTCTCCGGCCGCCTGCAGTTGCTGGAGCATTTCGAGCGCCTTCTGCGCCTGCGCCTGTGCCGTCTCGGCATCGCCCTTGCGCAGCGCCTGGGCGGCGGACTGCTTGAGGGTCTGCGCAGATGCATAGCTCGGGTCGCCGCCGACGCCGGCTTGTAGCCCGGCAATCGCTTCGCTGTAGCGCTTCTCGATAGCCAGGCGGTCCTTCCGCACTTTCTCAACCGCTGCCAGCGCGCCTTTCTCGGCCGCCTCCTGCTTCTTGAGAGAGTCCTGCACCGCCTTCAGCCGGCCGTCACGCACTTGGCGCAGCGCTTCGGAGTACGCACGCTCCGACGAGAGCGCAGCTTGCTGCCGTGCGTCGTCGACCGCCTTGACCTGGGCGGCGGCTTCCTCGGCCGCCTTGCGCGCCTCCGCCGTCATGCCGGTCTGTTCTTCCAGCAACTGCTCGCGGTACTCCTTGAACGCTGCCAGGCGCTCGCTGATCTGCGCGTCAGACATGAACAAGTCGACCACGCCGAAGCCGTCGTCGGCGGCCTGCAACTTCTGGATCTCCTTGTTCACCCTGTCGAGCTCAGTGACGTTCCCGGTCACCCGTGCAGCCAGGTAGCCCAGATCCTCTCCGAAGCCGGAGAACAGCGAGCCACCTTGAGCCGCTGCGGCGGCCAGGCGAACCAGGGCGCTGGCCAGCGTGGTCAGGTTGCCCTGGATCGTCGGGTCGGCAAGTACCTCCTTCAGTTCCTTCAGCGACTCGATCAGCGGGCCGGTGTCCGCCTGGCCGACGCCGCGGCGGATGGTGTCTTCGATCGCCGTCCATTCCTTCGAGACGGAGTCACCAAACGAGGCGAGTTCGCTCTGCAGCTTGGGCAACTGCCCGATCAGCGCGTCGGTGACCACTGCCGCCGTCAGCTTGCCCTCCGCCGCCAGCGCCTTAAGTGCCGAGGTCGGCACACCGATGCCGTCGGCCAAAGCCTGCATCAGGCGTGGCGCCTGTTCGGCCACGCTGTTGAACTCGTCCCCGCGCAGCGCGCCAGCCCCCAGCGCCTGGCCGAACTGGATCACCCCGTTCTCTGCCTCGACCGCAGAGGCGCCCGACACGCGGAACGACGCCGACACAGCCTCGGTGACCTTGAGGATATCCTGCTGGGTGCGGCCCGCTTCCTTGAGCGGGCGACTGATCCGCCCGTACAGCGTAATCAGCGCCTCAACCGGCTGGCCGGTGTTGTAGGCGATGCGCTGCAACTCCTCGAGAGCGGTGTTGAACTCTTCCTGGGATCCGGTTGCCAGCCGCAGGCGGGCGTTCATTGCCTGGTAAGCGTCGGCGGTGTTCGCTACCGCCTTCACCCCGGCGGCCAGCGCGCTGAACGTGAGATAGCCTGCGAGCAGCTTGCCGCTTGCAGCCAACGCCTTGTTCGTCACGTTGAGGTCGCGGTTCACCTCGTTGAACATCTGCCGGGTGCGGTTCACCCCCTCGACGATCAGTTGCGTGGTCACTCTACCGGCCATGATCGAACTCCTGCAGGAACTGTTTAAACCCCTTCAGGGGCGCGCGTGCCGCGCGGCGAAGCAGCAGGTGGTCGCGCCGGTCCTGCTTGACCTGTTCGCCGACCTGATCGAGGAACACCTCGATCTGTTGAAGCGTCATGCGCGAAACCTCGTCGAGACTGAAGCCCGCGCGAACCAGGCTGGTTACTGCTGCTGCCCAACCAGCGTTGCCAGCGTCGTCACTGCCGCTTGCTGGGCGCGGGCGAAAAAAGCGGCGTTGACCCGAATCACCTGCATGACGATCTGCATCGCCACGTCGACCGGTAGGCGCCAAACGCGCCAGCGGCTGAGGTTCGTGGTCCTGTGCAGGATCTTCCGCAGCTTGGCCGAACCGGTCTTGCCGAACTGCAGGATGGCGGGAACGGTGCCATCGCTCAGAACCTTGAGAAGGTCACTGGCGATATCCCCGAACAACTCGAAGTCGGCGAGGCGGACGTGCCGCACGATCACCGGCGCGCCGTTGACGTAGATGGTTTCAGGTTCGGGAAACAGAATTCCGAGGTCAGACATGGGCCACCCAAATGAAAAGGCCCGCCATCAGGGCGAGCCGGTTGATCTACGGCCATCAGGCCGCGTCGGTGTTCTGGATTTCCCAAGTCCAGATCGCGGCCTCGCCGACGTCGTAGATGTTCGGGTCGGCCAGAAGGCGGATCTGTACCGGGATCACGCCGAACTCGGCGCCCTGGTTCAGCGGTAGGCCGCCATTCAGACTGATCCGCGCATAGAAGCAGGTGATGCGTCGTTTCTCACCGTCGCCGGCTTCGTTGGTCTGCTCGAACATCACCCGGTAGAACTTGCGGCCGGTGGTGAACGGCTTCACCAGGTCGACAGTCGGGTAGGTGTAGCTGACCTCGATCGGCAAACGCTTCAACCCGCCATCCGGCGGAGCAGTGGTCGCGTTGATTGCGTCGGCCAGCGTGCCGCCCGGCAGAGGCCGGATGCCGCCGGGGGTGACGGCGTAGTCAACGCCGCGCACATAGGTCGGCGTGCCACCGGCTCCGGTGACGCTGCTGACCTCGAGGGGAATGTGCGCAAGGCGGATGATGCGATCGACATAGGCGTCATGCACCTCTTCGGAGACGGTCCCCGATGGCACACGCTCAACAGAGCCGTAGAGGATCACCGCAGCGGCGCGCGGGGAAAAGTTGACGGCCTCGCCGGTGATGTTGATCGCCGTGATGGACGTTACGCCGTCGAGCTCAGGCAGGCCGAGGCGCGTCGGGTCGGGGATGGTGATCTCGGTCGACTCCGGCTCGGCGCTGGTCGTTTGCAGCTTGAACAGCTCCTCGTACACAGACGACGGATACGGTGCGACCGACGTCGGGCCGCGGAACAGTTGGGTGTAGAGCATCGTTTTCTCCTCGGCCTGGCCGATCAGTTGTAGGTTTCGACGTAGATCACGCCGATGGTTGCGGTCAGGGTGTGGAAGTTGCGACCAGCCTCGGCAAACTGCGGCACCGCCTCGTCGATATCCTCCACAAGCCCAGGGAACTTGCGCTCCGGCTGGTATTCTCCGAAGCCAAGGGCGCGCAGAATGTCGACGTGGACGTCATCGAGTTCGTGCTCCTCCGCCGATCGCGGGAATACAACCTCGACTTCGAACGTGCGGAGCCTGGTCGCCTGGCGTGCCGCCGTTCCGGTTCGCGCGTCGTTCGCGACTCGCACAAGGGCGTAAGGCCCGCTGGCTTTGTCCGGCACTCGATCTGTCGGCCCGTAAACTGCCCGCAGGTCCGTCAGGTAGCCGTTTACCGGGCGAATCTCGCCCAGGCGGGCCCGCAGGTCGCGTGTGACCTGGCTCGCTTTCGTTCGCATGGTTGGTTTTCCTCAGACGGCCTTTTCGAGTTCGCGGCGGATGCGCCGCTCGAACTCTTGGCGCAGAAACGCATTGGTCCAGCGGATGGTCTTCGCCGTAGTCAGCAGCCGGAACCAGTACGCCACCGACGGGCCTTGTGCTTCCTGCAGGGCGCGCCGATAGGTGTAGCTGGTGACATTGGGCGAACGGCCCCGCGCCGTCCTGGCCCGCTGACTGCGGGTAGACAACGGACGCTGCAGCCGCCCCGATGGGTTGACGAAGCCTGCGGCAACTTTACGACCGTTCGGGCCGACGACATAAATCCTCGCCCGCGTCGAGTTGATTGGCTCGAAGATCCAGCGCCGGTATGCCGTGACGTTGACGCCAGACGACGACGGAATAAGCCTCGCGTTCATCCGACCCGCCCTCGCGCGCTTGATCACGATCCGCCGGTTGGTGAAGGCGCTGGTGAACGCAGGCCGCATCGGCTCGTTGTAGCGCTGCTTCCTCGTCTGCGTCGCCGTGGTATTCAGCGCGCCGCGCATCACTGGATCAACGCGCCGGCCGGCTTCCCGGAGGCGCGCTTGCGCCTGCTCGACGCCGACCAGCCTGATCGGAGCCCTCATTGCACACGCTCCAGCCAGAGCCCGCGGACAATGCCGTCGTCGGTGCCGTCGGCGTAGTCGACGACGTAGTAGCGCACTCGATCCACCTCAAGCAGATCGCCCACCTGCACCCTCCCCGTCTCGATCAGCGCAACCTCGGCGCGGATCCTGTAGGCCGTCGCCTGGCCGTTCTCGTCCAGCCAGGGCGCATCGTAGTTCAGAAACACCCGGCAGGCGCGCGGCGGCGCCCCATCGGGACGGTATTCTCCCTGCTCGCCGATCAGTTCGGTCGCGGTGATCGCCAGCTCGGCCCGGCGGCCGGTGAAGTCGCGGGCACTGTCGATGTGGAACAGGCGGCCATCGGCGGACAGGTAGCGTCCCTGCTGGATGCGCGCATCCCACCAGGCCCTGATTGCGATCTTCGCCGGACTGCGCAGGCCGGACGGGAACGGCGGCTCCGCGGTCTCCTTGGTCTGGATGCCGCACCAGATCCAGTCGAGCCTGAACGGCAAGAGGTCAGCAGACAGCATCAGAAGGTCGGCGGGCGTGTCGAGGTTTCCGCTGCGCATTCAGACCCCCATCCCGACCCGGTAGGGGTTGAGCAGGTTCCGGGCGGTGGCAATCACCGTGTAGTTGGTGCCCACCACCGAGGATTCGCGGTTGGCGTACAGCTCCGCCGCCTGGATGAGGATGGCAGCGCGCACGCTGGCCGGTACCGGAGCCTGGACGATAGGGTCAGCAGCAGGATCAACCGGCCAGGGGATCGGCCGGTTGAGGAACTGTGCCGCCTGGTCGATCGCCGCCGCCAGCTTTTCCTCCAGGTCCTGGTCGTCCTGGGTGTGCCTGATGCGCAGGTGCCGCTTCAGGGCATCCAGGTCCGGAACTGTCGTTGGAACTGGCATGGAATGGCTCCTACTTCTCGGCCTGCTGGTCGGCCTTCACCTGTTTGGCGGCCGCCTTCCGGGCGACCGGTTCGCGCGCCTTGCCTTCTTGGATCAGCGCCTTGCCGTCTTCGGCGGTGGTCTCGAACGGCTCGCCCGGTTGGACCAAGCGGCCACCTCGATAGATGGGCTGGATTGCTCGGAGGTCCATGGGTTACTCCTTCTTGCTGGAGTTGCGACGGCGCTGCTGCGGGGGCTCGCCGGCACCTTCCTCACCAGGCTCAACGGCATAGCCCTTGCCGATCAGTTGCCGGGCGTGCTGGTCGTTGGTATCGAAGGTCGCACCTTCGACCACGGTTCCCACCCCGTCCACCAGGATGGGGCGTAGTGCTTTCAGTTCCATCGTTATGCCTCCAAAGGGCCGCCATGGGAGGCGGCCCGGCTAGTGGTTACGGAGCCGGCGGGGTGAAGGTGCCGTAGATGAACGCCTCGGGGCGCTTCACGGCCAGCGCCAGGCGCTCTTCGCAACGGATCGAGATCATGTTCTTCTCGAAGTCGTCGGCGTTCTCGGTGGAGATCACCACGTTGGCGTCTTCGCGATCGAAGATCTGCGCGCCGGTCTGGAACGCACCAGTCAGGAACTTGCCCTGGAACGCGGCGATTTCAGTGGCGACCACCGGCAGGCCCCACAGCAGCGGGCCGGCCAGGCCCAGCGGGTTCGCGAGGATGTAGCGGCCCAGGGTGTCCTTGGTCAGCTCGATCTTCGCCCAGTCGATGAAGTGCAGAACGTGGCCGGATGCCGGCAGGCGCGCCAGCTGGGCCTGCAGCATCGCCAGGCGCAGGTCATCGATACCGTTCTGCTGCTCGACCGCGAAGGCGGCGCTGAACGCAGAGGCTTGCGGCACGATGCCGTCGAGGTGCGCGCCGGTGCCATCGCCGAACAGGATCTCATGCTCTTCGACGTACTTCAGGCCGAAGCGCATCTCGGTGTCCACGGTCGACTGCAGTTGAGCGAAGTCATCCAGGATCTGCTTGGACGCCTTGAACATGTGCGCGATGGTGGTCACCGGGGTGATCTTGGTGCCGAACGTGATGCTGCTGTACGGCTTCGCGGTTTTTTCCGGCACGACTGCGGCGGCGTTGGTGAAGCCGGTCTGTTGAACCCAGAAGATCGCCGGCGAAGTGGTGCGCCCCGGAGCGATCAGGTCGCGAATGAACAGGCGCTGTTTCGGCATCACGTCGATGCCAGGAAGGCGCTGCGGCTCAACCACGCCGGTGGGGATGTCGGTGCTGATCAGAGCGTTCTGAACGGGAATGCTGACGCGCTTTCCGCCCTCCACGCTCGCGGCGAACTGCTTCAGCGCCTCGCTCTTGATCACGATGCCGCCGACGGTATCGCGGGCGGCGGGCGCGCCATTGGTGGGCGAGCGGGCGAACTCCTGCTCCAACTCGCCGAGCTTGGCCTTCAGCTGCTTCTCGGCCTCGGTCAGGCTGTTGAACTTGGTCGCCAGTTCGTCGACGGCGGCCTTGGTTTCGCTGGACAGGCTGCCGGCCTTCTTGGCTTCGTCCAGGGCGGCCTCGGCTTTCTTGCTGAAGTCGCTGGAGGCCTTCTCCAGCTCAGCGGATACCTGCTTGAGCAGGTCAGCGGTATTTTCGGACATTTTCTCTCTCCGGTTACTTGGAAGCTGCTGCCGAGAACCGCGCCAGGGCGGCTTGAAGCTCGGCGATGGGGGCGGCCAGATCGGCCGTGGTATCGGCAGCGCAGGGCTTACCGGGGCCGGTAGCGCGAGGCGTACCGGTCTTGAGTTCTTGAATCAGCGAGCGGCGCTCAGAGCGCGGAATGCCCTGCTTCGCCAGGATCTGGTCGAGTCGGCGGGCGGCGATCATCGGTGCCGCCAGCGCGTTGGCGTCGTCCTTGGTGGCGTTTGACTCCAGCAGGCTGTCAGCGAATCCACGCTCAATGGCATCCGATCCGCCCATCCAGGTCTCGACATCCATCAGCGCCTGCATGTCCTCGACCGGGTCGCCGGTGCGCACCGAGTAGATGTCGGCCAGGGTTCCGTCGATCTGCTCCAGGAAGCTGGCCACCTCCTTGAACTCGTTGCGGTCACCCGCGGCGATCGTCCAGGCGTTGTGGATCATCAGGAAGCCGGCGCGGGCGATCTTCACCTCATCGGCCGCCATGGCAATGAACGACGCTGCGGAAGCTGCCAGGCCGAGCACGCGTACGGTGACCTTGCCCTTGTGCTCGCGCAGCAGGTTGTAGATCGCCAGCCCCTCGAAGACATCTCCGCCAGGGCTGTTGATGTTCACCACCACGTCGGCATCCTTCATGGCTCGCAACGCGGCGCTGATGCGCTTGGCCGTGACGCCCTCGCCAGTCCACCAGTCGTACCCGATCGGGTCGAAGATGCTGATGCTGTTCTCTTCCTCCACCGCAGCGCGAATGGCGGGGTTCCAGCGCTCCAGCGCCTTGGGCATCAGGTCGCAGGAAACGTCCGCGCGCGGTCGAGCCGCCGGCGCCGTCGGAAGCGATTTGATAGTCATGGTCTCTCCAGTCGGCTCAGGCGGCCTGGTTCAAGCGAGGAAGTGAAATCAGCGCGTGCGCCATCATCGGACCAGCCGGGTTGCCGGTTTCCAGTGCCTCGACAGCGAGGTCGATAGCCTGGCGCATGGCGGCCTTGTCGCCGCTCTCATTGGCCGCGACCAGGCGAAGCATGTAGGCCGTCGCTGCGGGCGACACACCACCCGCAGTGGCTCCCAACTGCTCCAGCGGAACCAGCGCGGACTGCACGGTGAAGACATCCCCGCCTTCGATTGGTGGCAGGTTTTCCAGGCGACGGACCTCGTTACGGCTCATCCAGCCGTTCTGCAGTGCAGTGTTGTACCAAGCCGCACGGGCGGTGCTGTCGGCGCGCAGCAGCCCCTCAACTGCGAACTCGGCGAAGAACTCATCCGCATCGGCCTCGCCGATCAGGCAGCGCGTGATCTCCTGCTCGATGTTCACCAGCAGCGGCCGGAGGCTATTGGTCAGGAAGTGGAGGTTCTGCGCCTCCACAGAGCTGGCCCAGCTGGACTGCTTGTCCATGTGCCCCACCATGAACGGCGGGACGCGGAACCAACGACACATCTCCTCGACGTTGAACGACCGCGACTCCAGCATCTGCGCAGCTTCGGGGTTCATCGTGATCCCCTGGTACTTCAGGCCGGCCTCGGCAACCATGATCTTTCCGGCGTTCTGCGATCCCATGAAGGCGGTCAGGCTGGCCCGAAGATCTTCTCGCTGCTTCGGGGTGAGAGTCGTATCACCGCTGAGAATCCCGGAAGCCTGCATGCCCTGGGCGAACACCTTGGCGGCGGCCTCCTCGGCAGACATCGCCGAACCGAAGATTTCGCGGCCCATGGTCACCGGGAGCATGCCGCAGACGCCATCCAGGCCGAAGCCACGGATGTGCATCAGGTTCTTCTCTGGAATGACGCGCTCCACACCGTTCTCGGTGTAGGTGTACTTCAGGCGACCGCTGTCTTCGCGCTTCACCCGCATGTACTGAGGCAGCAACGGGACAAGCGCAACAACGCGAGTGCCGATCATCTTCTTCTCGACGAAGGCGTTTCCACGCAGGCAGATACTCGCCACCACCATCAGCATGAAGCGCTGCGGGGTCATCTCGGCATTCGGCGTACGGCAAAGCAGCCTGAACAGCGGATGATCCTTGGCCTGCTCGCGGGAGCCGTCCGGAAGGCGCCGGTAGAGTTTCAGCGGCAGCGTGGACACCGACTCCGAGAGAAGCCGCACGCACGCCCATACCGTCGAGAGCTGCAAGGCCTTATCGACGGTCACGTTCTTTCCGCTCGCCGAGGTTCCGAACCACTCCTGCCAGAACGCGCCGTCGGTCAATCCGATAGGCACTCCGAGCCAATCGAGCAAGGCGGACTTGAACCGCCCGGGTTTCTTTTTGTCGCCCATCAGAGGCCTACCATGATCGGGTTGGAGGTGAAGTCGTCCAGATCGCCTGAGTCTTCGACCTCAGCCTTCGATGCGCCGATCGCCATCAGCAGCGCGGTCATATCGTCGATCTTGTCGGGCGACTTCTTCTTGTCGGGCGCCATGCTCATGTTCCCGTCATAGCGCGGGATCACGTTGGAGGCGCACCAGTTCAGCAGCGGATCGCCACCGTGGGCCAGCTTGCCGCTGATGTAGGCGACCTCCAGGGCCTGCATCGTCGGGTGGTAGGACTTAGTGCCCTGGATGAACTCCAGCATTGGCACCTCCTCCGCCACCAGGCGGTTGACCAGGTCGGAGGCGTTCCAGCGGTCGTACGCAATCAACTTCACGCCGAAACGCTCAACAGCCGCGAGAATGTCCCGCTCGATCACTGCATAGTCGGCGACGTCACCCTCGGTCTGCTTCAGCAGACCCATCTCAACCCAGGCTGCGTACGGCACTGTGCCGCGCTCAGTGCGGAACGCCACCGAACTCTCCGGGGCCCATCGCCAGCCGTGGGTGTACAGCATGCCGTCCACGTTCCACACCAGGCGCAAGCACGTCAGGTCGGTGGTGCTGGCCAGGTCGAGGCCGCCCCAGCATGGGTACTGCGCCAGCCATTCAAGATCCACCTCGCCGGAGCACTTGCCCCACTTCGTCAGGTCGACCCAACCGGTCGCCGTCGAGGCCGGCCGGTTGAGCCGCTTGATGCGGAACTCCGCCAGCTTCGAGGGCATCTGCCTAGCCTCGATCGCTTCCTTGCGAATGGCGGAGAGCAGATGCTTGTTGGCATCCATGAGCGGATTGGCCTTTACCCAGACCCGCTCGTCGAACTCGTCGTCCGCCTTGATCTTGAGGGTCTTGTTCTCTTCGTCGACGGCGTAGAAGACCACCAGGAAGTGGTCAGCCGTGGTACCGAAGACGCCCGCCAGCAGCCGCTTCGCGAACTGCCGCATCTCGCCCCACGGCCCCGGGTTGGTGTAACCCTCGGTGGTGGTGTACAGCCAAAGCGGGTTACCGCGGGCGCCAGCGGCGGAGGTAAGGACGTTCAGCAGGTCCGCGCTCTTGTGGGCATGGATCTCGTCGAGCCCTACGTGCGACGGGTTAAGACCGTCCTGCGTGCTGGCCTTCGCGTGAATCGGCTTGAAGGTGGCGCCCGTCTCGAAACGGGTGATCGCCTTGGCCCACGTCTCCAGGCCGAAGGCCTCGCGCAGCGCTGGGGTCTTTTCAACCATGCGCTTTGCAACATTGAAGATGATGCTAGCTTGAGGAAACGTCGTCGCCGCGCTGATTACCTGAGCGCCCTCCTCCGGCTCGCAGCATTCGCAGTACAGCAGAATGCTTGAAGACAAGGTGCTCTTGGCGTTCTTCCTGGCCACCGCGAACAGGGCCGATGTGAATCGGCGCGGGTAGAACCGGCCGTCGTCGGACCAGCCATCTACCTGAATCCACTCGCGCTTGCGGAACCCGAAGAGCTGCACGACAAAGAAGACGTGCGAAGGGTGCATAACGATCGTAGGCGTATCCCACTTCCCCTCGACGTGTGGCAGCTTCTCGATGAAGTCGCATGCATCGTTGGCGTGCCACTCATCGAAGAAGAACGGACAAGACTTCTTTTTCGCCCGCTTCAGATCGTCGACAAACCGCTTTGCAGCCTGACGTATCAGCAGACCATGCTTCTTACGACTCTTATCGGCGATTGCTGCTTTGGCATAGTCGAGGGCGATTTTGACGTAATCACGCACCGCGCCTCCCATTCTTCGCAAATGGATTGCCGGCCTGCTTCTCGCCGGCAGACGAAACCTTGCGGCGACTGGCCGGAGTCATTCCGAACTCAGAAAACAGTGCCTTGAGAGCGGTCTGCTCGGCGGCGGTCGCCTCCATATCGGCACGCGCCTTCTTGCGGAAACACTGCCAGGCGAAGCAAAGCTGCTCCAGCGAGTACAGGTCTACGACCTGCAGAACCTTCGCGGCAACCAACTGAGGTCCAAGCTGGTTCCACATTTCGGCGCCGTCTCGATTCAGGTGCATCGGTGGCTCTGGGAATTCTTGGATCAGATCGAACTCTGGTGCATCCGGCACATCGCGATCCGGGCGATCAGTGCCTGCCAGAACCTTGAGGTGCGGAGGCGTGCTCTTCCGCCCCATAAATCGAGCCTCACATTTTCAAAATAGAATTTTGACGGTGCGAAAATTTGGCTCCCCCCGTCGTTCGGGGCTCGAAAGTTCCAGACTTTCGACCCCCCCTCCCGGTGCTTTTTTGCACCACTTTGGTGCATTAGTCATTCGATTGTTCAGGCGCACCAGAACCCACCAATCCGACCTTCTCGCCGATCTGGTTATGGCAGGTCCAGCACAGGGCTCGCAGGTTGTCCCATGAGAGCGCCAGCTCCGGATGACTCTTGACTGCCTTGATGTGGTCGACCATTCGGCTCTCGACGATCAGCCCTCTTCCCTCGCATTCCTCGCAGAGTGGATGGAGCTTGCGGTAGTGGATGCTTAGACGACGCCAACGCTCTGTCTTGTAGAAGGCATCGCTATCATCACGGCGTGCGTTGTACTTCTTGTGGGCCTGCCTGGCTGATGCTGCGCGGCGCTCGTCAGCAGCCCTCTTGTGCATCGCGCAATAGAAGCTGCCGGTAACAGAAGGCTTTCCGCACCCAACCTCACTGCATATCCGAGCTGGTCGTCTCGGCATGGATCACTCCTGTCGCTCTATGCAGTCCAGCACCTGCACAGCGCACGCTGTCAATGCAGCCTCAACGGCATCGATCGCCGCGGTTGCATCCTCACCGATCGCCAGCGGCGGGCGGCCTGGGAGCCGACACGGCGTCAGCGGGCACTTGGCCTGCTGCGCGGTAGGCGCTGGGGTCAGTGGTTTCGGGGCGGGCGTACATCCGGCCAAGGCCAGCAGGGATGCCAGCACGCAGCCAGTCGCGAACAGCCTGGTCATTCTCTTTCAACTCCCGTAACGCCGCAGCATGGCGCGCGCCCTGGACCTCCAGGGCTTGGCCGAGTTGGCGGGTTTGCCGTTCGATCTCGGCGACGCGGCCGAGCTGGCGTTGCTGTTCAGCGAGAACGCCGGCCTGCAGATCGATCATCTGCTGATTGCGGTCACGCTCCTGCGCCGCGACGTCAGCACGCTCCCGCTCTGCGGTCACTTGCAGACTCAGGCGGTCCATCCGCCACATCATCCCCATCGCAACGAGGGCGACGATCAACCATGGAACCCACCTCATCACGTACCCGCCAGCGCTGCGCGCGCCCATTCAAGGCGAGCCGTACGGTCGTCTGCGCCGTTGTAGCCGCCGTTGATATTCAGCGTGATTCGCTCGAATCGGCCTTGGTCAGCCAGGTCGTTTAAACCCCGCGACAGCCAGAACCACCCCGCGGCGATAGCTGCCCAGGCCCGTTGCTCCAGCAGTTCCGGTTGCGCTACAAGTGGCAGAGCCAGGGCGCGGGCGGCTTCGGCGTAGTTGTCGTAGCCGGTGATCATGATCAGGCCGCGTCCCCGGTATCGATACCCATCGCCCGTGGCCGGCGACCCGTTGCCCATCCGGTTTGCGTAGACGCGGTTGGCGATGCGCTCGGGCTGGCGTGCGTACTGCTTCGCCTCGGCCGGCGTGAACCGCTTCGGCCACGTCTTGAGCAAGCCCTCGGCGGAGTAGTTCAGATTCTCCACCAGGCGCTTGAGGCTCTGGCTTTCGTGCCCGACCTGAGCCAGGAACATCGCCACCCGCTCAGCCGTGTTGATCTCGAACCGAGCCATGGCGCCGTTGATGTGCTCGACCCAAGTCGAGGCAGTGGCGGCACCGCAGCCGGTAGCGCGGTCGAGTTGATCGGCGGTGATCTTCATCAGCCCACCTTCCTTTCCGCCCAGCGCGCGCCCAGCTTTTGCACGGTGCTTACCCCGAGGACACCAACGAAGCCGGCGGCAAAAAACTGCCAGGCAGGACTCCAGCCAAACTCCTTGGCGGTGAGACCGACAACCATGACCAGCATCGCGCCAAGAGCGGCTTCGATCAGTTGCCGAACAATGCTCGGCTCCTTCCCCTCGTACTGGGTACGGAGCCAGGTAAGGATGAAGGCGAGCCCCATCGCCAGCCCTTGCTCGCGCAGCGCGAGCAGTACCGTGGCCCAGAATGACGGGTCCTTCTCTGGCATCTTCATAGTCTCGATATCCCCTCGGCGGGGCGGAAATGAAAAAGCCCAGCGCGAGGGCTGGGCCGGGAATGGGTGCAGGTACGGCCTTTCAAGGGGGCCGCGCGCCCCGCAGCGCAATGCGCCACCTGCAGAAGGGTAGAAACAAAAAGCCCCGCACGATTGCGGGGCCGATTGGAGCGGTGAAACTAGTTTTTGTGGCCCGACTGATACGAGCCTTGAACGCAACCGTTTCGGTCGAACGAAACGGTGGTCTGATCCACATACTTGTCGTTCCAGTACGTGACAGCGCCGGAGCCGGCCGTACTGCCATTCCGGTTAACTTTTCCGTAGATGCTCTCTACATCCTCCCTGGACATGCCAGGAACTACCTTTCCTTGCACCTTAGCCTTGCGTAGGTCGCGATCGGATAGGCCGGTTGAGCAAGTGACACTTGCTGCCGACCCTCCAACAACTGTTACGCCACTACCGACAGATCCAGAAGCGTTTGCGACACCCCTATAGGAGCGCCCTGTCGACGACTTAGGCTTCGCCATCACCGCCGACGCACCAGTTCCGCTTGGACGCTGGTTCGTAGCTGACACCACATCGTCCAAAGACTGATTTTCCGGGCAGTTATGCTGCGTGAACGTGACTTTTCCGTCTGGCCCAACGCACTTGAAGACCGTGGCGGCCTGGGAAGAGCAGGCGACCATTGCTAAAACGAGAACGGGGAAGATCCGTTTCATAGCGACTCTCCGTAGGAACTACCTCACACTTTAGCATCAGGCGGCCACTACCAGAACCTATCCCTAGAAACGAAAAAGCCCAGCTCGAAGGCTGGGCTCTTTGTTGCTCGATCCTCAAAACGCGCAAGATCGGCAGGATGGGATAAATACTGATGGAGTGATGACAGCAAGTCAAGCCCTATGCCGCATCCTTGGCCAGCAATCCCTCCGCGTTGAGGATCTGCTCCGCCGCCACCAGCGCCTCGTCGACCATTTCGTCGAGAACACGATGAATCTTCCTGCGCCACTCACGCCGAGTCGATTCGGGCTTTCCATCGAGATCCCATGTGTTCATGTCGTAGAACTCATCCGGCAGGACGATCATTCCAGACGATCGAGCCATAAGGCGCTTCCGCTTCACTCGCTCGGCCTCCAGCGCGGCGCGCACGGCCCTGGCCTGCTTTTCTGGTGATCCGTCCACTGGGATTTCGACAGAGACGGTTTTCCGCAGCGCCGGCTGGACACCCTTCAGTTTCGGAATCGCCCAAGTCGTTATAGCCTTGTAGAGGAAAAGAGCAGGAGCCGGCGTTGCGACCACCGACCGCAGAAGAGAGATCGCCTGGACTTTCTTAGCCTGGTGAGTGCTGTACTTCGCCACCAGCGCCGCCCAGTGGCGCGGAATGAGTTGGTCATGCAAGCGAGCATGTACCCAGCAATCGATTTGCTGCCTGAGATCAGCGGATACCATCACTCCGCCACGACGACCAGGCTCGCCGGCCTGATAAAGTTTTTGCCATGCCTGCTTGCTTGTGTTGTCGATGCAGTCTGCTGCCAGCGCCGAAACGACCGCACTTGAAACGCTTTCGTAAATCATCGTCCTCTCCTCCAGCGCCCGTAGCGCCAATGGCTGGTCAATCCCCTCGAAAGTGAGCGCCGCCAGCGCCCTTCCGGTTGTTCTCTTCTCGCGCCAGCCTGCTCGCCTGGCGTCGCTGCTCTTCAAGCAACCGCTTAACCCACATCCGCAGTTGCACCACCGCATCCCGCTGCTCCAGCGCCAGCCCCGTCGCCCCGTCGACGAAGCCAGCGGCGCCGCACGCGTCGCAATCAATGTCGTAGAACACTCCCCGGCGCTGACCGTGGCCATTGCATGCGGGGCACGGAACCAGGTGACGCGGCTTGTTCGTAAGATCCGGACCATGCTTCTTCATGCGGCAGCCCTCTTCGCGTCCCTGGCCTTGGCTCGATACAGGGCCTTGATTGCCTTGATCTCTTCCACAGTCCACTTCCTTGCATCGTGCGGACCCTCCAGGCGCGCTACAGCCGCAGCGCCGATCTTCGCCACAAGGTTGATCCGGTAGTTCACGACGTCTCCCGACTTGTGGTTGTTGCATGGGGCGCATTGCTTGTGGACGTTGTCCTCGTCGAACCTCAACTCGGGATGGGAGCCGACGGAGCGGTAATGCCCGGCGTGATACTGCCCGTCATGAAAGCGCCCACAACTGATGCAGGGGCGGTCCCAGTCGCGCCAGCGGATGAACTCGTTGAATGCGGCCTGAGCCTCCCTCAAGTGGTCTGCACGGCTCTTCAACTTCTCTTTCCGAACCTTGACCTCGCGTCGCTCGCGTTGCTGGATCGACTTGCGCTCCTTCTCCTGCTTCTGCCGAGCGATGACGATTCCGCACTCTGGGCTGCACCACGTCTGAAACGACTTCACCGGGACGAAGGGCGCGCGGCACGTCGACACTGCGCACTTCTTCGGCCTGGGCTTCCGCGCCGATAACGTCATGCCACCTCCCGCGGATAGGTGATCTGGTGATGGCGCTCGCAAACACCGCACGCCTCCTTCGCAGTCGCAACCGGGGTGCAAATGAATTCACCCTGCACACTGGCCCGGTAGTGAGCCTCGCCGGCGACCAGGAGCTTGCAGACCTTGTAGGGCGGCTGGGTGTCGCTAACCATCAGATAGTCGTTGAGTACGCTCCACTTCATGAGCGATCTCCTCCTTTGAGTTGTTTTCGAAGCTGCGCAAGCGCAGCAATTCCAACGGATTGGGTTCGCGCTTTCTGGTGGGTGACCTCTCCCTCCGGAACCTTCCCGAGCGCCTCGCCACGCGCCAGCTTCTTGATGATCTGTCGGTAGGAGATCTCCAGCGCCGCAAGCCCATCCTTTCTTGCCAGAGCCTGCAGCCGGCTGAATCCAGCGCCAGCGGCTGCCCAATACACCGCAGGGCAACTCCATTTCGCGGCTCCGACCATGGCTGTGTGGGTATTGGCCAGCGCCTCGCGATATGCGTCATCAAGGGATGGCAGGCCGAAGACCTCAGGAGCCCAGCACCAGGCGCAGAACTGACCGGCAGACGGAACAAGCGGCCTTGCCTGCGCGTTCAACGCTCTTACCCCGGCCTGCAGCTGCTCGCGGCGCGTAACCTCTTGCCGGACGATCTCTGCCAGCCACTCCGCCTTCGCAGCGTTCTCGACCTCATCGTTTGGCCAGGAACTTCGCCATCCAGGGCAGATCGCCTTGATCCGCAAGAACAACCGGTCGACCTCGCCTCTCGTCTGGGGATCGACCTTCACCGCCGGCTGGGACAAGGGGCGCAGCCCAGTGCCCTGATTCACATGCGCCAGCACAGCACCGACCGATTGCGGTTCGAACTGCCTGCGGGTCATAGCTGCACCTGATCAGTCCAATCGGTCGACGGCGCGGAACCGGCTGTCGCCCACTTCGTCCGGTAAGCGCCAGCCTTGGCCAGCAGCAACCCGAACTCATGGCAACTGTCGACCAGGAACTTGTCATCCAGCCCGACGAAGAACGCCGCCACCGCTGGAGCCTCGCTGCCGAGGGCGGCCACCAGTTGCTTCACCTGGGAATTGACCTTGGCGTTTCGCACCGGCTGAACACTCCAGCGCGCCTCGTACGCTGCCCGGTACGCTGCCCACACATTCCGGCAAGCCTCCTGCAGCGCTTCGCCAGTCGCCGGCCCGGAACGGGTCGGCAAAGGTGACGGTTCTCCTGATGGTTCCCTTGTAGGTTCTATTACGGTTCTGGGTGCAGCATCTGCGGGGGT